GCCATTGTATCAAGAGCCACCTTGGTTTTACCGGTGCCCATTTCCATGAACAACGCATAGTATTCCGCGGCCCACGACTCTTGGAGAGCGTGTCTCTGGTGGTCATATGGTTCCGTCTTAAACTCAAACCCGTGCATTTCTTGCCCCCTAAAAAAACTTCTTGACTTAGGTTGGTTATAAGATCATATACATATTTGTCAAGACCCGAACGGTGTCTTTAAAAACGAAGGAGAAACGCGATGAGCGATAATATACTAAAGATGATGGAACAGGACTCAGGTCAAACTGGTTCATCGGTGGACAAATTGGATCAAGAGGGGCTTACATCTGTAGCCGCATTGGCCCGACAAATCCGAGACGAAGAGCTTTATATTAACGATCTTGAGACAGACCTCAAGGCATCTAAGAAGAAGCTTCAAAAACTTACTGATGACGAAATGCCTGCCATGCTTGCAGAAATAGGCATTTCTTCTTTTGCCCTAGACGACGGCTCGACCGTTGAGGTCAAAGCAACCTACGGGGCTTCTATCCTCGTAGATAATCGCCCTCAAGCATACGAATGGTTACGCGATAACGGCTACGACGACATTATAAAGAATACTGTCGAGTGCCAGTTTGGACGTGGCGAGGACGATCAAGCAAACGCTTTTGCGGCTTTTGCTCAACAACAGGGATACGTTCCTGAACAAAAAACAGCCGTTCACCCTCAGACACTTAAAGCTTTTGTAAAAGAGCGTGTCGAAGAAGGTGACGACTTTCCGATGGAACTATTTGGTGCGTTCGTAGGGCAACGCGCAATCATTAAGCGAGGTAAATAAGATGAATAAAGCAGTAGCAAAAACCAATAAAACAGAAGTGGCAACTTTTGACATTTCAATGTTTGAGGCCGACGCCGGTAGAGGCATGGAGAATTTGGGTACAGAAGACTTAGCTCTTCCTTTTCTCAAGGTTCTATCCGGTAATGCATCTGAGTTGGATACTCATGAAACGGCTCGTAAGGGTGACATTTACAACAGTGTTACCGGAGTTGCCTACAAGGGTAAGGAAGGTGTGAAAGTTATACCTTGCGCTTACCAACGTAGGTTTATTCAGTGGGCTCCAAGAGGCGAAGGATCAGGCGGTCCCGTGGCGATATATGAGCCGGGTCAACCACGTCCAGAAACCAACCGGGATTTTGACAAGAACGGGGACAACAAGGATTGGTTGATTGACGGTTCTGGTCATTACATTGAAGAAACAGCACAGCACTTTGTTTTACTAATAAACGAAGACGGTGCTATCGAAACGGCTCTTATTGCAATGAAGTCTACGCAGCTTAAAAAGTCGCGTAAATGGAACAGCATGATGATGTCTAGGTCAGTTAAAGGCGCTAATGGTCCCTTTAACCCACCCCGTTGGTCACATGTTTACAACATGAAAACAGTGGCTGAAGGTAATGCAAAAGGTGATTGGCATGGTTGGGAAATGTCAGTAGACGGCCCTGTTACAGACGCGGGCATATATAGCCGCGGTAAATCATTTGCGGAAAGTATCTCCGCGGGTGAGGTTGTAGTCAAACATACGGAAGAAGAAGGTAAATCTGTCGATAAAGACGAAATACCGTTTTAAGTCGTCAACGTGGCGGGGTCTAGGCTCCGCCACTCCTTTTTCCGTAGGGGGCATTCATGTCAATTAAAAAGTTTATGGCTATCTTTGATGGCCTCAAAGAAGCTCATGGTTACTTCAAGATTGAGTCTACCGGCGCTAACGGTAAGGCCAAAGGTAAAGCGGGCGTACTAAAGGCACCGCGGACCACGAAGCTTTGGGACAGTCATTTAAAAGGTGGTGGCACTGGTCTCGGGATTATACCAATCAACGAGGACAATCAGTGCGTCTGGGGATGTATCGACATTGACCAGTACCCGTTAGACCACAAGTTATTAGTTGAGAAGATACGTCGGTTAAAACTCCCTCTGGTTGTTTGCCGGTCAAAGTCTGGTGGAGCGCATTGCTTCCTGTTCTCGAAAGATTGGGTTGAAGCAAAGGACATGCAGAAGTCTCTGCAAAATATGTCTGCCGCGCTGGGCTACGGCGAAAGCGAGATATTTCCAAAGCAGATAAAATTACATTTGGATCGTGGGGACGTGGGTAACTTTCTAAACCTACCGTACTACGACCATGAGAACGGCTTGCGGTATGCGTTTCTTGATGACGGTACATCTGCCACAATAGAAGAATTTATAGAACTATACGAAAGATATGTTCAAACCCCAGAAGAAGTCGTTAAGCTACAGGTAATAGGTGGCGGTGAAGCTGACCTTATGAGGGACGCTCCGCCCTGTCTTCAGATACTTTGTAAAGCAAAGATTAGCGAAGGGGGTAGAAATAATGGGTTATTCAACATCGGGGTTTATTTACGAAAAGCCTATCCGGATAGTTGGGAATCTGAAATATTGCGATACAACATGGAGTATTTTTCTCCGCCACTACCACTACCAGAGGTCAACATAGTCGCCAAGCAAGTACAGCGAAAAGACTACGCTTACAAATGCTCCGACGCTCCAATCAACGCACACTGCAACAAAGAGCTATGCCGAACCCGCAAGTTTGGCATTGGAGCCGCAGTGGCAGGGGCTACTATTGCAAATCTACGCAAGTATAACTCAACGCCGCCCGTCTGGTTTATGGACGTTAATGGCGAACCGCTTGAGTTGGACACTGAGGCGCTAATGTCTCAACCTTTGTTCCAGAAAGCTTGCATGGAGCAACTTAACTTCATGCCCCGCTCGGTAGCCAAGAACCAGTGGGAAGGCCGCATTAGTGCGTTGATGAACGAGATGCGCGACAACGAGAGCGCAATCATAGAAGTGGCACAAGACGCAAGCATTAGTGGACAGTTCTACGACTACCTTGAAGAGTTCTGTCGTCACCTACAGCAAGCGCATGACAAAGAAGAAATCTTGCTCCGCCGCCCTTGGACCGATGAGGAACAAAGCATCACCTATTTCCGTCTTAAAGACTTTGAGAGCTTCCTTAAAAAGAACAAGTTTTTCGAGTATAAAGCACATAAGATGGCACAGAGACTACGCGACATTAACGGTCAGAGTGTAACCTTGAAGATTAAGGGCCGCTCGGTGCGTGTGTGGCAAATCCCGTCGTTTGATAACGTAGACGTAGAAATAGAGCCGCCTAAGTTTGGCTCCCAACAAGAGGCTCCGTTTTAATGCCTGAAAAAAATGCACTCAAGGCTATGCGAAACGCAGAGATAATTCGTATGATTGACGAACACCGCATGACAATGACTGCGGTTGCCAAGTGGTTTGGCATTTCTAAACAGCGGGTCCAACAAATATACAAAAAAGAAAAGTCCGCAGATGTTTAGGATTTTTGGGCCACCCGGAACAGGGAAGACAACCACCCTGCTAAACATGGTTGACGATGCTTTTGAGAAGGGGGTCCACCCGCACAGAATTGCTTTCCTAGCCTTTACACGCAAGGCTGCCACTGAGGCGCAGGAGCGGGCCGCTGTGCGCTTTAACCTCGATCCGAAGAAAGACCTAGCCTATTTCCGGACTTTGCATTCTCTGGCCCTTACAATGACTGACATACGCCCAGAGCAAGTTATGCAAGAGTCGAACTACCGCGAGTTGAGCAGGGCTATAAACATCCCGTTGGGTGCCGCAAAGAACGCAAACTTTGATGAGGACGTTCCAAGCATGGTGGCGAGTAGTGATCCTATTTTAGGATTAATTAACTTGGCCCGGTTGCGTAAGGTGAGTTTGCGCGAACAGTACAACCACAGCAACGTTGAGGCTGATTGGAACACTATCCAATACGTCGATACATGCTTGAAGCATTACAAAGAAAAGATAGGTCTGTACGACTTTACCGATATGCTGGCTGAGTTTGTAAGACAGTCCGACAAATACTGCCCACAGTTTGATCTGTGCTTTTTAGATGAGGCACAGGATTTAAGTCCACTACAGTGGGACATAGCTCACATCCTAGATAAGAACTCCGACCGTATGTACGCCGCAGGAGATGATGACCAAGCAATTTACCGCTGGGCCGGGGCTGACGTAGACCAGTTTATCAATCTACCCGGCGGATCAGAGACGCTTTCTCAGTCCTACCGTGTCCCGCAAAGAGTACACAAGCTGGCCGAGAATGTTGTGAAGCGCATCCAACGACGGTTCCCAAAGAAATACGAGCCCAAAAGTGAGGCGGGAAACATAACAAGGATCAACTCTGTAAGCTCGCTCGACATGAGTGCAGGCTCTTGGCTCATCCTTTCGCAAGCTGCCTACCAGTTAATCCCCGTGGCCTACGACCTAAAGTCCGGTGGCTACCTGTTCAACTATCGCGGCCAACGGTCCATTAGTGAGAAAATATCAGACGCAGTAAACGGTTGGGAACAACTGCGCCGGGGTAAAGAAGTCCCCGGAGAAGCCGTCCGAAAGATTTACAACTTCATGTCCGTCGGTAACCGCGTCCAACGGGGCTTTAAGAAGCTGCCCGGAATAGAAGATCAAGACATGGTTACCTTCGATACACTGTCCGCGGATCACGGCCTTCTGGCTACTAAAGAAATG